TCATTGGTTCACCTCGTCCGGTCGCACCCGCAGCACGCGCTTGGCGGCCGCGATGCGGATGGCTGGCATGTCGCTGAGTGCCCAATAGCATCCCAGCGCGGTTCGCTGCACAGGCGGGATGCCAAGGGCCATCAGGTCGCGGACGGATGGCTTCATGCCCAGCCGCTCGCCGACCTGCGTGGTGGTCAGTACGGGAATTCCGTTTTGGATTTCAACCTGCGGGCGTCGCATCATCGCTCCTTCGGCGCCGCGGCCGGTGCTTGGTGTTGGGCTGCGTGTGCCATCACATCTCCTTTCCGACATGAATTTCGAGGGTCTGCCCAGTTAGATGGCCCGTTTCCTTGAGGGCATCGAGTTGCAGCCGGGCGTGGTCGTCGCTGATGGCGTAGATGTGACATGCATAGGTGCCGTCAGGGCTGCTGAATTCGACCGAGTAGGCGTGCCATACGCGGCCCTGGGCGTCCTTGCAGGATGTGGGGTAGGGGATGTGGTCAGGCATGGTGATTCCCCTCGCCGGCGTCGGCTGCCACACGGATGGCATATACCTTGATCGGAACATTGCCGAAGTGAGGGTGCACGATCGTTTTGACCGTGTAGCCGCGCCAGGGAAGCACGATGCGACGCGACCAGTCCGTGCGCTTGGGGTAGCCGCGGGTCAGCACGATGCGCTGAAATTCGCGCCCCTCGATCCGGATGGCCCAGAAGGGGCAATACATCCGGTACTCCTCGGTCTTTGTGCCCGCCTTGATGGCGTCGAAGTATTCGCCCTTGAGGGCGAGGTGCAGCTCATTCATAAACAGCCCCTCCGTCGGTGTGCTGGGTCGGGTAGGGCGGCTTCATGAACGTCAGCCAATGCGTCTTCTCGCGCTTGCCCGACTTGTGACCAAACAGCGGCCGGTGATCGGTGAGCGCCAGAATCTGGCTGACCGGGATCTGGACTTCCGCCCACTTGAAGATCAGGACGCCTTCCGGCTTGAGTACGCGGAAGCACTCGGCGAGGCCTCGGCGCAGATCGTCCTGCCAGTCGTCGCCCAGAATCCCGTACTTGGCGCGCAGCCAGGAATCCCGGCCGGCGCGGCGAAGGTGCGGCGGGTCGAACACCACCAGCCCGAACGTGTCGGCGGCGAAGGGGATGGCCCGGAAATCCATGTTCAGATCTGGCGTGATGTTGAACACGCGGCCGTCGCAGAGGGTGTGCTCTTCGCTGCGGATGTCACCGAACAGGGCGCGCTGATCTTGGCGGTCGAACCACATCATGCGGCCACCGCAGCACGGGTCCAGCACGGTCGCGTCATTCATCGCTATGATCCTTCTGCGCCGGTTGCGCGGTCACACCGGTGCCATAGACTCGCTCGACCATCGGTGCGCGCCTTTCGGCGGCGGTGCGCTTGCGTCCGTTGGGTGCGCCGCTGCTGAGCTCCGATTGCGCGGAAAGGGCGGCGCGGGCGTTGTCGAAAGCCTTTTGCACTTCGTCCGGCATCCGGCCGTAATGGCGCTTTTGCAGGACTTCCACAAGTTCGTGCAATGCATCGCGCACCGCCTGGCTGGCCTGGGGCGCGGCATAGAACTTGGCGCCATAGGGGTAGCTGTTCAGGTCCACCAGCACCTTTAGGTCGCGCTCGCCGAACGCCTCGGGGTCGCCATAGCGCGACACCACTTCTGCCACCGGCGGCGCTTCCCCGGCTACAGGGGCGCTCGCCACTCGGTCAACTTCGCGGCGATTTTGATAAGCCTGCCGTTCTTGGCGTGCTTTCTCCCGTAGTGCGTCGGCCATCTTCGCCATGGGCGATTCGTCGGTTACAGGGGCGCAGTCCGGCAGCGTCGGGTCTTTCGGCAGCTTCCAGGGCGAGCGCTCGCGTTCCTGACGGTGGATTTCTTCCATCGTCTCCGGCTCGGCCACAGGGGCGCTTGCCAGGGCGGCGCGGTCGCGTTCGGCAATTTCGCCCAAGCGGTAACCGCGCTCAAACGAAGGGCCGTCGTATGCGATGCCGTCGCAATCGCTGGCGGTGACCCAGCATTCCGCTATCGCGTCATCGTCCGGCGCGGTCGGCTGGTCGTCTTCATCGGCTACAGGGACGCGCGTAGTCGACTCTTCCCGATATCGCGCGACTGCATCACGGGCGCTGTTTCGTTCTTGCCGGTAGGTGGCGGCCGAAGTCTTCAACTGATCAACGTAAGCAGCAACCGACGAATGGCCTTCGCTACGTGCTTCTTCCATTAATTCAGCCGCCCGCTCATCGGCTACAGGGGCGCGCAGCTTTACCAGCGCCTTGTGGGCTTCGTACATGAGCAGGGTGACGCCGTTCTCACCGCCATGCAGCCCGATCCATTGATGAAGCCGCGCAATCACGCATTCCGGGCTGTCGTAGCCGTGCTGCTGGATCACTGCGTTGACGTATTCATCGCTGAAGGGCGTGGTGTCTGCCGCCTGGGCGGCGTTGTTCTGGTTGGTCATAGGATGCACTCACATGGCAGCTCGGGCTGAACCGCCTTGATGTTGATGATCTTCTTGGCCGAAGCCCAGAAGCGCTGCTGGGGGATGTGTTCGGTGGCCGGGATGCCTGCGGCGCGCATGGCCTCGAAACGCGCCTCCATCTCTTCCAGGTAGACCGGCACGCCATCGTCGAAATGGATGGCGTGGCCGATTTCATCCTCGGCCCATTTGGCCTTGAGCCAGATATCGGGCCGTGTGCAGAAAACGATGTACCAGTGCTGCCAGCCAGCCTTTATGCATCCGATGCAGTTGCCGTGCTTGAAAACGTCATATGTCAGCGGGCGAGCGACGCCGATTTCTTCGGTCGACTGGATAGTGCGTTCCCAGAAGGCCAGCGGATAGTCGGAGCGGTAACCCTGGGCGCCAAGGACGCCAGACCGACGCTGCACGCGGTGCATCTCGTTGGCGTCGAAGCCGTAGTAAATGGTGCCGTCCTTCTCGGGCATGTATTTTCGCAACCACTGGTGAAACGGCTCCGTCTTCAGGCGGGCCGTGCACAGTTCCTGGCCGCTTCTGACTTTGAAGGCGCCGGCCTGCACGCACACATCAAACTGGTCTTCGCTGACGATCCCCCGGTTGGCGTAGGTAACCGGCAATCCGAGCGCTTCCGCCACCTCTACCTTGAACCGCTTGATGTCGGCGTGTTCGGTCCAGAAGGGGAGGTCATGGTTGATCAGCACGACGTTCTCTTCCCCGTAGCGCCGAACGACCTCGACCGCCACCAGCGCAGACGAATGGCCCCCGCTGTGGCAAACGACGTGCTTTCCCATCACGCCTCTCCCTGCTGCGGGACCTGGGCGGCGAGGGCGGCAAGCTTCGCCTCAAGCACCGCCGCAGCTTCGGCATAGGCGTCTGCCAGCCAGCGCATCGGTGCGCCCATGTATTCCAGCTGGTAGGCGTTGCGGCAACGATGCTCTTTGTCGCGCATGTGCGATGCGCTGAATCGCAGGTTATCCGTCACCATGCGCTGGCGCATTTCACATTCCATCCAGCCCTGGCGCTCGTCCTGCGCATCCCCAGGCGCTGAAGGGGCGGGAGCGAGGGCCAGCATGGCGCGGTAGATGGCGCGGGGGAACTCGGCGTCAGACAGTGGCTGCCGGGCGCAGTCCCAATAGCCAGCCACCATTTCGGGGGTAGCCTCAGTAGGGGCCAGCTTCCATTCGTTCTTTTCAGACATTCTCAGCTCCAGATTGAGAGGGCATAGCGCCAGAGTGCGAACATGGCGCTGTAGATGGCTGCAAGGCCAATCACGAAGCCCAGCAGGCCCCAGCGGATCAGGCAGCTTTCAACGAAGTCTTCGTCGGTCTCGGGTGCGTCTCTGGTGTCCATGGCGGACCTCCGGGCAATAGAAGGGGCAGCCCCGGACAGACGGCGGGGTACGGGGCTGCGGGGGGAGGGGTCAGAAATGCAGGGTGGGAACTTCGCCAGCGGCGTACCGGTGTTCGGCAACAATCCGGTGAGCAGCTTTGTGGTGCTCCGGGCAAAGCCAAGTGACAGACAGAGGCTTTGAATAGTCCGGGTGATGGGCCTGCGCCTTCTCGCCGCAGACAAAGCATGGCTCGGGGATGAGTTTCCCGGTGCGGATTGCCTTGGCGACCAGATTGCTGGCGCGCTTTCGGATCGCGTTTGCCACCTGCCACTTCCCGTTAGCCCGGGCGTGCGCCAATCGGCCTTCCGGCGTCTGGCTATATTCCTTGCGAGAAGCTACCCGTTCGGGCTGGCTTGCTCTAGCCCGGTCGTACGAGCGGTAGTACTCCAGGTTCTCTTCCCGATTCAAGCGAACCGCCGCCTTCACACATTCTTTGCATCGGGACTTGTTGCTGGCATAGAAGGAGGTGACCTCTTTATCAATCAAGCAGTCTTTGCAAAGCATCGCGAGTCCTCAGAATGGAATTTCGCTGTCGAAATCGTCCAACGCTGCCCCCGGGGTCTGGGGACGTCCTGCACCGCTTTGTTCGGCGTACTCGTTGCGCTGGCTCGTCGGGCGTTGTGCCGGCGCGCGCTGCGGCTGGCGCTCAGGCGGCGCACTGTCGCCCTCGTCGCGCCCACCCAACATTTGCATCTGGTCGGCGATGATTTCGGTGCTGTAGCGGTCGGCGCCCGTGTCCTTGTCCTGCCACTTGCGCGTCTTGAGCCGGCCCTCGATGTAGACCGAGCGGCCCTTCTTCAAGTACTCGCCGGCGATCTCCGCCAAGCGGCTATACATGACGACTCGATGCCATTCAGTTTCGTCCCGCTTCTCGCCGCTGGCTTTGTCTTTCCAGCTTGAGGTGGTGGCTATAGACATGTTGCAGATTGCCGCCCCGTCGGGGGTGTAGCGGACTTCCGGGTCGCGGCCCAAGTTGCCCACCAGGATGACCTTGTTGACGCTGGCCATTACGCGGCCTCCTTGAACAGTTGGGGATGGACCTGGTCAAAGTCTTGGATGACCTCGGCGAAGTACTCGCGAGCTGCCTTGACCTTGGCGATCATCTCGCGCTCTTTCTCGAAGTCGCGTTCGATGATCCAGGACGTGAGGCGCTGGTGTTCAGGGATGTGCGACACTAGGTGCATCTGGATCGGCTCGAAGCCGATCAGCCGCTCGGGCGTGTCGACCAGCGCATAGTTCACTTCCCACTGATCCGCGTCCCACAGCATCATGTAGCCGCGCATCTGCCATTCGTACCCGCTGTCGATCGCGTCGACCAGCCAGCCGGGGAACGTCTTCGCCGACCACGACGACTTGAGGTCATGGCCGCGCCGGCGCACAGCGTCATAGAGGTCGCATTCCCCGGTAAGCCATTCGTTGGTGCGACGCTCGGCGTTCTTCACCAAGGACAGGCCGCGCACGCGGTTCAGAAGGGCGATCGACTGATCCTCGACCTCGAGGCCCTTTTGAGTCTCCTTGCTGGAGAATTCAAAGTCGATGCCCAGGATCTCCTGCTGGGCCAGTTCGCGGATGTAGGTCTTGGCGCCGACCGAAAGGACTTCGCCTGCCTTGATAGCGGCGGCAGTCGGGTTGGCCATCAGCTTGCCGATGCTCGAGCAGCGGAACTTGATATCACGCATTGCTATCTCCTTGAGGTTGCTTGATCTCTGCGCCGCGCTTCTGCACCGCCGCGGCGAATTGCTTGTATCCATCCTGGTCGCGCGCGGCCTGGAACACCTTCACCCCAGCCTTCATGGTGGCGCGCAGCTCGTCTTCGGTTGCGGCGGCTTGGGCACGGGTGACCCATTCCGTGCGGACTTCTTGCATGTGCGCCTCACGGTCGTCTTCGGCCAGGTGCCGCACGAGCTCGGCGTCGAGGTCTTCCAGGTCCTGGCTGAACATGTCGCTGGCGGCCGTGACGTTCAGAACCATGGCGATCTTGGCGCGCTTGCAGGCCATCTTCAGGACGGTGTTCGCGAGGTCGGCGGGCTCGGTCCGGATCTGCTGGACCGTGTAGTGCCCGCCGGACTTGCGCCCGTACTTCGTGCGCTTCATATCGGCCGGCGTGCCCTCGAACTCGGCATCGCAGACCGCCTTGCGCCAGCGGTACTTCTCCTCGTCGGTGGACGCCTCGCCCAGCCCAGACCCGAGCGCCACGCCCGTGGCCTGGTGCCGACCGATGCACTTCACGCGATATCGCACAGCGCCGGCCGTTGAGAGGTCGACGATTTCGTACTCGTCCGCGATGCGGAAGGTCATGCACAGCACCTCGGCGCCGGGCTTCAGCAGCGTCGGCTTCTCGCCCGCGCCGGGAATCGCTCCGTAGTGCACGTTCGGCTTCATCACCGAACGCATCACTTCCTGGACCGCGATCACATGGCGGGTGACGTCGGCGACCGAGCTGCGGCCATCCTGCTGCGGGACAATGCCCGCCTGGCGGGCTGGTGCTTCGATAACGTCGTTCATGGTGTCCTCAGTAGGTGATTCGGATGTTGGGGATCAGGCCTTTGGCGATCAGCGTGACCGCTCGCTTGGCGCAGTCCTCGGGCATGCCGCAGGCGACGAACGCATCCAGGGCGGCGCGGTTGACCTTTCCCTTGTGAGCCTTGTCGGCTTCACGGCGGGCGGCTTCGGCTTCCTCTGCTGCCTTCGCGTCCGCCTGGCGCTTGATTTCCGCCTGGCGCGCGTCTTCGGCTGCCTGGATTCGGTCCCGCTCGGCCTGCTCAGACGCCACGCGCTCACGCTCCAGGGCCGCTAGGCGATCCAGTTCGGCCTGCTTCTCTGCAGCGATCCGACGCTGCTCTGCCAATTCGGCGTCGCGGCGGGCGTTGTCCGCGGCGGCGCGCGCCTCAGCTTCACGGCGCGCGGAAGCGTCGCGCTCTGCCTGGGCTACAGCTTCTGCATCACGTCGCGCCTTTTCCTCTGCTTCCCGGGCGATGCGCTCTTCGCGGTCCTTCTGTTCGCGCGCCGCGGCGTCCGCTCGCAGGCGGGCCAGTTCGGCCTGCTCTGCGTCGTACTTCACGCGGGCGGCGAGGCGATCGCGCAGGTTGGTCAGCGCCTTGTCTTTCGTTCGGGCGGCTTCCGGCTCGAACTCTTCCCATTCGGGACCGATGGCGACGGCCTCCACCGCTGCGAGGGCCGCGCGGATCGATTCTGCCGGTTCGCCACTGTCGACGACCAGAGCGACGATGCCCTCGATGGCGTCCTTGTGTCGCTGCACGCGGTCGTCCTCGGCCTGCTCCCAGGCCGTGAGCGGCGCCCGGACCTCTTCCTTCAGGGCATCCAGCAGATCGCGCATTCGCTTGCGCTCCGCGTCGATTTTCTTGGGCACATCCTTCAGCTTGGCGACCAACTCCTTGCCGATATCGTCCAGCGCGACTTTGGCCTTTCCGACCTTGTGAGCGCGGCTGGCGATCGCGTCGCGGCCCTTCTTGGTCTTCAGGTCCGGCACGTGACCGGTCACTTCGGCGCGGATCTTGTCCAGCCAGGGATCCAGGCCGCCGGGCTTGGAGTAGACGTCCAGCGCGGTTTCCGCCGGCGGCAGCTCGGCAAGTTGGGTTGCTTCGGTCATGTCAGTCCTTCGCGGCAACTGCGGTCTTGCCGCAGCCTTCGCAGGCGGTGAGGGTGGATTGGGCGTCGAGCGTCGGGCCCAGCACGCCGAGGACGGCGGCCAGCACCACGACGCCGCCGGCGATGCCGACCCATTCGTAGCGGTCGAGGCGGGGCAGGGCGCGCAGGAGACGGCGGATCATTTGCATGTCAGCCCCCCATGTCCCGGTCCATGAGGTCCTGCAGATCCTCGTCGTCTTCGCGGAGTCGCTCAGCCAGGTATTCGGCTGGGCTCATGTGCGGGAATGCTGCGCGGGGCAGGCCGGCGTCGAGCCTCGGTTGCTCTCCCTTGGCCTTTGCGATGGCGGCGCGGGCGTCTTTCCATGCGTCCGCGCCTTGGATCACATCGCCGTATTTGGCGCACTCAACCAGCGTTTCCAGCGCCTCCAGCAGATCGGGCGCGGCGCGGCCGCGGGTCTCGCGCCGCAGGCGCTCAATCTCGCGTGGGTCGTTCATGGGGGGCGTCTCGCCCCACGCGCAGCAGACAAACTTCCACGAGTTGAGCCGCCACGGGGCTGGGTTGCTGAGGACGCCGCCCTGCGGGTGTGCCTGGTGCGCAGTGATGCTCGGAACCGTGCCGCAGCGCGAGCAGCGCGAAAGCTCAAGGCCTTCGATGCCCAGCACAGCCGGTGTGCGCTGATACTTGCCAGGCACAAAGTCCGTCGGGCGCCATTCGACGTCGCACTGCACGAGCACGCGATAGCCGTCCCAATAGTCGAACTCCGGCGAGAGCACATCCGTGCCCCCAGCGCCGCGCATCCGCATTTCGGCAGCCACGATCAACACCATGCCCGGAGCGGTGCTGCTGGGAACGCGCCATTCAAACAGGCCGGCCTTGGTGGGCCGCTGGTCCTTAAATCGGATCCAGGGGGGATTCGTCGTCATTCGTCTCTCCAGCAGCGAGCCATCAAGGCGTCGCCGATAAGCGCTATTGCATAAAGGGCAGCCGCGCCCCACACGGCGTAGGCGGTCATCATTTGCGGCTCGGCAGTTCGAAGCGCACGTCCAGCTGGCGCTCGGGGTCTTCGATGGCGTCGGCCAGCGTCTCCACGTAATGCGCGCTGGCGCCGTCCATGAACCGGCTGAACAGTTCGCCGATGCGGCCGAACGTGTCGCCGAGGGCGTAGGCTTTGGCCGCGGCTTCGAACGCCTCAGTCAGCGCCGGATCGCCGATGCTGTCCTCGTAGACCGCGTGGGCGGCAGGCTGGCGGTTCGGCTCGGCGACGGCGTAGCTGATGACCTCGTACTGGCCGTCGCGCAGCGCCATGCGCACATCCCAGGCCAGGTCCATGCGCAGTTCCTGCGCGGGAGTCAGGCGGATTTCGGGGCGGGCGTTCATGGCTCAGTTCCTCGAAGCGCGGTCGGCCTCGATGGCCATCTTGCTGTAGTGCACCTTCGTCGCGTAGTCCTGGAACAGATGGGACCAGCCGCGGCGAATGATTTCGCGGTTCGCTTCGTCTGCCTTGTCCCACAGGCGCATAAGGTCTTGCACAAAGCTGCCGCCGAGCGCACGCATTTCACGCAGCACTTCTGCTTCGGTTGCATCCGGAGCGCGCGGCTTCAATGCGTCTTGCGCCCATTGCTGCTGACGCATCGCGGCCTGAATGTCGGTCTGCGTCTTGAATTCACCTGGATAGTCCATGGTTATCTCCTTGCCCGCCGCTGCGGGCGACAGGGTTAGGCTGCTTCTTGCTGCTCGGCCGGCTTCTCGGCGCCAGGCACTGCCGGCGACATCGTGACGATGGTGTGCAGCACCGGCTTCCACTTCTGCCACCACGCCAGCGCCGACGAATCCATTCGGCCGATCTGCTCATCGGTGAAGGCCCACCATGCTTCCAGCGTGTGCAGCTGGCAGCCAATCTGCATGTGGGTGGCGGTGTACGTGACGGGCCACGTGTCGCACTGAATGGCCTTGATCTCGCGAAGGTTGCCGGAGGTACCCCAAATGCTGCGCAGCTCGCCCAGGTTGGCACCGCCCAGGTCGGCACCGCCCAGGTTGGCATAGCCCAGGTTGGCACCGCCCAGGTTGGCATCGGCCAGGTTGGCACCGCGCAGGTTGGCACCGCCCAGGTTGGCACCGCGCAGGTTGGCATCGCCCAGGTTGGCACCGCGCAGGTTGGCACCGCGCAGGTTGGCATCGCCCAGGTTGGCACCGCGCAGGTTGGCACCGCGCAGGTTGGCATCGCCCAGGTTGGCACGGGCCTCCACGGCCTGCTCCAGCGCCACGCGGGTAATCAGCCCGCTCTCGGTGCCCTCGGGCACGTCAGCCGTGAAGAGCACGGTGCCGGTCCAGCGGTTCTTGATCTCGTGTTTCAAGGTCCTCTCCCAGTTCTCCCCGGGGTGGGGAGGTGTTGGGAGAATTATGCACAAACGAATAAATCAAGTCAATACGAAAACGAATAAATAATTCGTCAGGGTATACCCTCAGGCGAAAAAAGGCCGCCCAAAGGCGGCTCATGGTCGAGAAGTTGCCGGCGGCGGCCGCGCAGGCCGGAGATTAATCGGTCACGAGCGCGCGCAGCACCAAAGGTTGCTGAGCCTGAGGAGCTGCTAGGGCGCTTCGGTACAAATTGATTGCTACCTCGCAGGCTTTTGTGTCACTTGTAGAAATCGGATTCTGAAGGAAGGAGACCAGATCTTCCCTTTGGCGGGCGGTGTAGTTCACCGTCATGAGCATTAGCGCTTCGCTAACCTGCTTATCAGACAGCGTGATCACAGGTGGAGACCCTTTGAGCTCCGATTCTATGGCTGTCCGAGACAATGTCAGCCAGTTCTGCACCTGCTCGGGAGGCAACGCATCGAGAGTTTGGAAAATCCTTGCGTTCTCGGAAACTGAACCCGACCCCTTTGCTACCTTGCCGCAGAATGCTGGATCGCTCCGTTCGAGGATAGTCAAATAAATCCTTGCCCTCTGCAGCAGTAAGGCGTCAGGAAGGCGGCGCGTTCCAAGCCGTGCATACCGGGCGCCGATCGCCATTGCTTCACCGTCATTCTTGGCCGTTTTCATCGCGGCCTGCCAGGCCGCGCTTTTCTGTAGGGGGCCAAACGTCGCAACATAGATGCGCTGATTCTCTGGTCGCTTGAAAAGTTGCTCGGCGACATTCCGCACCGGATCGGCTGACTGATTGAAGTTCTTAACCACCGTCCAGCCAATCGCCCAAGCGACCGCGACGAGCAACCATGTTGCTGCTTTTGCGGCCCACGACTTCTTGTCCGTTGCTGGCAGCGGGGGGATCCCGCCAGCTGGCCTTCGCCTCGACTTCCACAAGTCTGCCAACCGGACAAGTCCATCCTCTCCTTTCGGGTTGCCAGAAAATCCGGCGACTACCCAACCGCATCCCTGAAGAATTCCGAAGGCAAGGAGCCCAGCTCCTAGAATGAAAACTGAAGTTCCAGGTGCCGCTCCGAATAGGACAACGATACTCCCAACGGCAGCAATGAAAAGTGCTGACCAGGCCAATACGGACATCACCTTTACGATCCGCCTTACACCTTCCTGCACGGCCATATTGGTCGCCCTTTAAAAATCTTCGCTACGCCAGACCTTAAGCACGCGGCCGAAGACCTCCAGATCCATGTCTGGCTTGATGGTCCAGTCGCGGTAGGCCTTGTTGGCGGAGATGGCCAGTAGTCCTTCGCCGGGGATTCGCTGCAGGCGCTTGATGAACCCCTCGCTGCCGACCCGGAAAAAATAGACCGCGTCGAAAGCAACAACGTTGACGCCCAGGTCCACGATGAGTGGGTCTCCGGGGTTGAACATGCCGCGCATGGAATCCCCGAAGCCCGTGACGATGCACAGGTTGCTCGCCGAGCTGTAATCGCGGACGTTCTTATGCAGCCATTCCTGGCTGACGTTCCAGCTCTTGATAATCCCCGGCTGGTCGCGCAGCTCCAATCCGTCTCCCATTTTTCCCCCTGTATCGAACTGCGGAATAGGAATGTCGTTGCTTTCCGGAATTGGCGTTGCGCCAACCTCCTTGGCCGGGACTCCGCCGAAGACGGTGTCAACCGCATCCGCGCGCGCACGTTCACTGAGAAAAGCCTCAACAGGCACGCCGTAGTGGCGCGCGATGGGCTCGAAGGTTGACACGCGCGGTTCGGACGCCGTGCCCGACAGGAACCGATAGATCGTCGGCTGCGGCACTTTGGCCTTGCGCGCCAAGGAGTTCGCGGTGTCGCCAGCGCGATCCATCAAGGCCTGGAGGAATTCTCGGGAGTTCATGGCGGAACTATGCATGAATGAATAATTCGATTGGGTATTGCGCAGTTATTCGGAAACGTATAATCTGGCGCCCATGGACACCGCTACCGATCTCATCAAGCGCATTCGCGCCTCTGGAATGACCCAGTCGGAAATTTCCCGGCGAACGGGTATCCCTCAGCCTCGTCTCTCCCGATGGGAGGCCGGCGCGCCTTCGGCCGGGGCGAACGACGCCCTGAAGTTGGCAGAGCTGGCGCGCTCGCTGGCCGTCGTGCCTGAGGCGACCGAGCAAGCGCCAGCACGGAGGGCGGCGGCATGACCCCATCAATGCACAGCCGCGCCGGCGCGGTCGTCCGTGGCCCAGGCCATGCGATCGCGCTCATTGCACAGCTCACGGAACAGGTCCATCACCGCTGCCTCGGACGGATCCACGAAGGTCCGGCGCGCGATGTCCTGGGCGTGGTTCAGCAGCTTTTCGGTTTCCGTCACCTCTTATCCCTCGCTCTTTGTTCATAAGGAAGTACTCGATGAGCACGCAACCAGTATCTGCCGACAAGCAGGAAAGCACCCGCAAGATCGGAGCAAGGTATTTGGCCGAGGTATTGCAGCGGCTTGCATTGACCACGCAGGACCGTGCAGCGTCTTGCATGGGCTTGGACGCCAGCACGCTCAGCCGCTTCAAGGCGGAGCACCTGGAGCGCGCCTGCCAGCTGTTGGCCGCTGTTGGGCTGCAGGTCGCGGCGGCTGATGCCGTCGTCGTGAGCAGGGACGACCTGCAAGCGCTCAAGCGCATGGCCTACAAATACCTGCAGGCCGAGATCGAATCGGAAGAGCGGGACTGACATGCGCCAGCGCCTGCACAATCCCCGCACGTTCTTGCTGATCGGCACGAGCCAGCAGGCCGCCGCGCAGACGTTCCTGGCCAACCTGCCGCTGGATGCTGACGAGCCGCTGGAAGTGGTCGTGCGCGAGCGCGTGAAGCCGCGCAAGCTGTCTCAGAACGCGCTGATGTGGACAGGCCCCCTCACCGATATCGCCGAACAGGCGTGGCTGCTGGGGCGGCGCTTCCCCGCCGAGTCCTGGCATGAACAGTTCAAGCGCGATTTCCTGCCCGAAGAGTTCGACCCGGAGTTGTGCCTGGAAGGCTACCGAAAATGGGAGTACACCACGCGCGGTGATCGCGTGCTGGTGGGCAGCACCACCATGCTGACCGTCAAGGGCATGGCCCAGTACCTGACCCAGGTGGAAGCCGCCGGCGCGGAACTTGGCGTCGAGTTTCGGGCACGGGAGGCGCGGCCATGAAAAAAGACGGGATTCCGTCCACGGGTCTGCGCAACAGTTCTCTCATGAGATCCGCGCCCCTGACCCGCAAGACCCCGATGTCGAGGGTGTCGTCCCCCCTGTCGAGGTCCCCCATCAAGCGCCGCGCGCCGAAGAAACGCGCTGGACATGCGCCGCAGTACTTGGCCGCGTGCCGCGGCGAACGCTGCTATCTGCAATTCTCGGGCTGCTGCAGCTACGAAGGCGACCCGACGGTCGTGCCCGCCCACCAGAACGAGGGGAAGGGTGCCGGCCTGAAGGTGCCTGACCGTTTCACCGTTCCCGCCTGCCACTTCTGCCACGCGCTCTACGACCAGAGCGGTATCGCTCGCGAAATCAAGCGCGCCACCTGGAGCTGGGCCTACACGCGCTGGGAGCCCGTGCGCACCCAGAAGATGGCCGCCAACGACGACAAGATGAAGGAGGCCGCGTAATGGCCGCTGACTGGATCAAGATGCGTACAGACCTGTACCGCGACCCGCGCGTGTGCGTTATGGCCGATCTGCTGATGAACGAAGACGGCGAACTGGCGCGTTACGTGAACCAACATTGCCAGCGTCACATGAGCGTAACGCGTAACGTTATGCGTAACGTAACGGTCGGCGCACTGGTTTCTGTGTGGGGTGTCATGCGCTTGCGTGGCAAGGCCGAAGGCGATGATCTGGTGTGTCGCGCCGTTACAACAAGCGTGCTGGATGACATCGCGGACTTGCCCGGTATGGGCGCCGCAATGGAGGCTGTAGGTTGGGTCATCAGCACTGAGGAAGGCCTTGTATTTCCTAGGTTTTTCGAGGATCACAACGTCGATCCGGATGCTTCTCCGAAGTCGAAATCTGCTGCACGGCAACAGCGATATCGCGAGCGCCAAAAGCAGGGAAGTGACGTAACGCGTGACGTAACGCGTGACGAAAAAGTGACGCCTAGAGAAGAGAAGAGAAGAGAAGATAAAGAAGAACCCCTAAAGCCCCCTTCGGGTGCTTCGGGCTGGTCGCTTCCGGATTGGATTCCTGCCGAACCCTGGCGGCAGTTCGAGGAAATGCGGCGGAAGAAAAAGAAGCCCATGACCGACGCCGCCCGGAAGCTGGCCGTGAACAAGCTGGACGCGCTGCGCGGCGCTGGCCACGACGTGGCGACGATGCTGGACCAGACCATCCTGCATGCCTGGGACACGTTCTACGCGCCGAAGGCTGACACGGCGCCGCAGGGCGTCCTGGGGAGCGACCAGCCATGGACGGGGGCAGTGTGATCGGCCATCAATCCCTCTTCGACGCCCGCATGCAGGGCTACCAGCCTGCCGACGTGTGGCTGTGCTGCGTGCCGGAAGGAGTTGCCTACGGCAGCTTCACGCACCCCGAGGGCCAGCTTGGTCGGATGACGAACGGCCGCTGGGTGGGCCTACCCGAGATTGACATCCACGACGGTGAAAACGCGGCGCTGCTGGACCTGCGCGTAGTGGTCGGTCTCGTCGTCCACATCCTCGCGCCGAACCGCCGGCGCGCCCTGCAACTGATGCGCCGGGTGTCGGAGTGCGATCCGGCCAAGATCATCGCCTCAGGCTCTTGGGGACTGATCGTCTGGCACCCATCGCAAGAAACCCAGGAGTACCCCGCATGAGCCAGATCATCACCCCCGGCGATTTCGACTTCCAGGCGTACATGGCGGCGACCGAACCGCAGGCGAAGGTGATGGCCGCCGAAGCCTGGCGCGACGAACTCGCGCGCGCGGTCGAGCACGGCGAGCAGGTCACCGGCGCGAAGCTGCCCTGGGCGAAAACTCATGACCTGATCCGGTTCCGCGCGAGCGAGGTCACGCTGTGGCAAGGCATCAACGGTCATGGCAAGAGCGAGTTGCTGGGCCAGGCCTGCATCGGCTTTGCCAATCAGGGCGAGCCGGTTTGCATCGCCTCGTTCGAGATGAAGCCCCAGGCCACCCTCAAGCGCATGCTGCGCCAGACGGCGATGAACGGCCGGCCGAGCGTGCAGGCCGTGGACCGGCTCATCGACTGGTCGCGGGACAAGCTCTGGCTTTACGACCAGCAAGGGACCGTCACGCCGGCCATGCTCTACGCCGTGGCGCGCTACTGCGCCGATCGTCTGAAGATCCGCCATCTGGTCATCGATAGCCTGATGAAGTGCGTGCGCGGCGAGGACGACTACAACGGCCAGAAGGACTTCGTGGACATGCTCTGCACCTTGGCGCGCGACCTCGGCATGCACATCCACCTGGTTCACCACGCCAAGAAGGGCGAGAACGAGGACATGGTGCCGGGCAAGTTCTCCGCCAAGGGGTCCGGCGCCATCGTCGACCAGGTCGATCAGATGCTGACCGTCTGGCGTAACAAGAAAAAAGAACGCATCGCCGAGGCGGAACTGCGCAAGGACGGCGAATTGTCGGCCGACACGCTCGACACCCCCGATGCGTTGCTGATCTGCGACAAGAACCGGCACGGCGAGTGGGAAGGGCGGATCCAGCTCTGGCGCCACGCCGAAAGCCTCCAATTCGTCGGCGACAAGAGCCGACGCCCCATGGACATGATCGGGAGCCTTGCATGACCCTACCGAACCTCACCCCCCAGGGCGCCGACGTGGCGCTGGATCCGATGCAGGGAACGCTGCAGGCCTTCCACGGGCGCTCGGCGATGCAATGCCAGGCCCGCGGCTGCGACGGCTGCCTCGTCTGCAGGCGGACCTCCGCCGCGCAGGTGGTGCAGGAGCGCCACAAAACCGCAGGCGGTGCAGGTGCCGCGCCGGACAACTTCGCGCGCGTGCCGTACAGCGTCGACACCTGGGCGCAGGACGGCCACGAGATGACCCCCGATGCCTCGCCACGCCGCGCCAATGCTGGATCTACGGTGGCGCCCTCGGCGGGCGCGGGGCACTACACGCTGACCCTGCCGTACCCGATCAGCGCGAACCGCTACTGGGCCAGCCGGACGGTCACGCCGCGCGGGGGCAAGCCGTTCACCACGACCTACGTGACGAAAGAGGCCCAGGCCTACAAGGCGCAGGTGCAGAAGCTGGCCCTGGTCGCGGGCGTACGCAAGCCCATCGCCGGCCGGGTCCGCGTCGAGCTGACGCTTTACCCGAACCGCCCGCTGGACTGGAAGACGCGCATGCGCAAGGCGGGCGCCGCCTGGGACGACACCGTGCAGTGCCTGGACCTGGACAACGCCCAGAAGGTGGTGCTGGACAGCCTGAAGGACGTGGTGTTCCAGGACGATGCCTGGGTCTGGGAGATCCAGGCCCGGCGCGCGGAGCCGGACGAATTCGGAGCGCGTCTGATGGCGGTGGTCACGCCGCTCGCCGTCACGCAGCCGCAAACCAACCTCTTCGGCACCGTCGATCAGGAGCGCAAAGCATGACCACACACGAACAGACCGCGCGCAACGCGGAAATCGTCCAGCGGCGCCTGGCGGGCGAGGCAACCGGCGCGCTGGCGATGGAGTACCAGGTCACGGCCACGCGCATAGCGCAGCTGGTGCGCCGCCACCGGGAGAAGGCCGGCGAGATCTCGGCCAAGCCGCGCGCCAAGGGCAAGACACCGGAAACCGCGATCCGGCCCAGGCTGCGCAAGGTCGAGCTGGGGCTATGGGAATGCGCTGGCGACGGCGTGGCACGACGCGGCGAGACGCCAGAAGAAGCCTATGGCCGCTGGGTGGTGGTGGCAATTTCCCAGCTCAGCTGTCCGCTGGACAAGCAGCCGCAGCGCGCCGTCTCCGCTCCGGAGCAGCCCTACACAGGCCCGGTGACCGTCCTGCCTGGCACCAAGGTGGCGCCGCGCGCGCTCACCCTGCCGCCGGCGATGCGCTTTGCCATGGAGCGCGCCGGCCAGACCCAGGTCCGCCTTCGCACTCTGGGAGGGGCTTGACCCATGGACCGCCTGCTCGATGTCGACTCTTTCCCGGTGGGCATGCGCGTGGTGACCCCCACCGGCCGCCTGGGTGTCGTCGTCGCGCACAAGGGCGCCGAGTCCAAGGGCGACGCGCACGAACGGTGCATGGTTCGCTACCTCGACCGAGGCGGGCGGGACCGCGCGACGGTCGCCCTGATGCCCAGCCTTCTCAAGCCGGCCAGCGCCGGCCCACAAATGGAATTCCCCTTCGAGGATCACGCAGCATATGGCCAGAAATCCGCTCACCCCTAAGGTTCTTCGGTTCATTGAGGAATATCTTGTGGACCTGAACGGCGCGCACGCGGCCAAGCGCGCCGGATACAGCCCGAAGTCGGCCAAGGAAATCGCATACGAACTGCTGGGCAAGCCGGCGGTGGCCGAAGCCATCGCGGCCGCCAAGGCGGAGCGCAGCAAGCGCGTGGAGGTCGACCAGGACGCGATCCTGCGCAACCTGCTGGCGGCGGCGCACGCCGACCGCAACGGCCTGACGGAGTTTCGCCGCGTCTGCTGCCGGTATTGCCACGGCGTCGGGTTCCAGTACCAGCGGACGCAGGGTGAGATGGCGCGGGACAAGGCGGACCACGCGCGCCGCCTGGCTGAGCACAAAGCCGATCCCAAGAAGCCGAGCCCGGGCCGCTTCCAGCAGCAGGGAGGCGTCGGCTATCACAAGCTGCGCGACCCGCACCCGGATTGCCCGGAGTGCTTCGGCGAGGGCGTGGGCGAAACGTTCTTCAAGGACACCCGCAAGCTGTCGCCGGAGCAGCGCGCCATCTTCGAGGGGGTCGAGCAGACGCGCGACGGCCTGAAGTTCAAGACCATGGGCCGGGCCGAGGCCAACGCATTGCTTATGCGGCACGAGGGCATGCTGCAGGACAAGGTCGACCACACGACCAAGGGCGAGAAGCTGCCGGCGCCCACCGCTGAACCGGCCATCATCAACGTCACCATCGGTAAGGCATGAGCGCGCTCGACATCAATCTGCACCCCAAGCAGGGGGAAATCCTAAAGAGCATTGCGACGGAGATCCTTTTCGGTGGCGCGGCCGGCGGCGGCAAATCCTTCCTGATGCGTGCCCTGGCCATCATCTGGTGCGGCATGATCCCGGGCCTGCAGGTCTACCTGTTCCGCCGCATCCTGGAGGACCTTGTCAAGAACCACGTCGAAGGCCCCAGCGGGTTCCGCGCACTGCTCGCGCCGTGGGTGCTTAGCGGTCGCGTCCAGATTATCGACACCGAAATCCGGTTCTGGAATGGATCGAGGATCTACCTCTGCCACTGTCAACTGGAAAAACACCGGTTCAAGTATCAGGGCGCGGAAATACATGTCCTCCTGATCGACGAACTGACGACATTCACGGACGTCATCTACCGCTTTCTGCGCTCGCGGGTGCGGATGACCTCCATCACACTGCCCGCCAAGCTGCTGGGTCAATTCCCGCGCGTGCTGGCCGGGTCCAACCCCGGCAACGTGGGCCACGGCTGGGTAAAGACGGCCTGGGGCCTAGGCAAGGACGGCGCCCACGATCCCATGGAGGTCTGGCGCACCCCGGACGAAGAGGGCGGCATGCTGCGGCAGTACGTGCCGGCGCTGCTGGAAGACAACCCGACCATGGCCCAGGACGATCCGACCTACCGCGCGCGCCTGCGCGGCTTGGGTTCGGCGGCCGTGGTGCGGGCGTTCGAAAAGGGGGATTGGGACGCCGTAGCGGGGTCCTTCCTGGAAGGGGTGTTCGATCCCGACCGACACGTAATCAAGCCCTTCGTCATCCCGCACACCTGGAAGGTATGGAAGGCGATGGACTGGGGCTTCGCCAAGCCCTACAGCGTGGGCTGGTGGGCGCTGTCCAACGACGGCGTCTTCTACCGCTGGCGCGAGCTCTATGGCTACGGCGGTAAGCCGAACGTCGGGAGCCGAGAGGAAGCCGCCGCGGTGGCCAGGCGTATCGAGGAAATCGAGAAACACGACGAGCGCATGGGCTACGACTATCGCCAGAACATCGCCGACGCGGCGATCTTCAGCGATGTGGGCACCGAAAGCATCGCCCGCGCGTTCAAGAAGGGTGGGGTGGTTTGGCGGGAGTCCGCCAAGGGTCGGGGCTCGCGGATAAACGGCGCCCAGCGCATCGTCGACCTGCTGATGGCCGACCGGCTAAAGGTGTTCGATTCCTGCCGGCACTGGATCCGTACCGTGCCGTTGCTCATGCCAGACCAGAACCGCCTAGAAGACGTGGATACCTCGATGGAGGACCACGCTTGGGACGAAACCATGTATGCCACTGGGCCGATCCGCCGCACGCCGGATGCGCCGGATCAACAAAAGTCCGATGACGACGCCGAGGACGGGGAACATGACGCCCATGGAAACTACAGCATGCGGGTTTGACGATGGCGACTGACGATATGTTGACCCCGGCCGCCGATGAGGCGCAAGAGAACACACTGCCCACGCCGGCGGACGATCCCCTGGCCAAGAAGTGGGCCGGCCGGGCTTCGCGCGGCCGCAAGCACTGGGGGAAGCTGCGCAAGCGCATCGCCCACAACCGCAAGAAGGTGGCGGGCTTCTGCTGGGACAAGGACCCCACCACCCAGGAGTTCGTCGACCCGCGCGCGAACCTGATTTTCGCCACGGCCCAGGCCACGCTGCCGAATATCTATGCCCGCAACCCTGACGTGTCGGTGACCGGGACCTGGCGCAACAAGGACGTGAGGCTGTTCTGCGAGACGCTGGAAACGGTGCTGTCCAAGCAGATGCGGATGGCCAAGCTCAAGAGCCGGATGAAAATGTCGGTGCTGGCCGCGATGACCGAGTATTTCGGCATCGTGAAGATGACCTACCAACGCGACATCGAACAGGACCCGCTCATCATGCAGCGGATCAGCGACGCCCAGGACAACCTGGTGCAGTTGGAAAACCTGATCCAGCAGGCCGAGGACCCGGAAAGCCGCGGCGACGCCGAGCTGAAGAAGCGTGAGCTGGAAGAGCAACTGCGCGGCCTGGAAGCCCAAACCGAGGTTGTCCGGTCCGAAGGGCTCGTCCTGGACCGGATCCTGCCGGAAAACCTGATCATCGACGATGCCATCGTGGAGTTCGACGATTACGCCAGCGCGGACTGGATGATCCAGGAAGTGCCCATGGCGCGCGGCCGGGCGCAGGGCCTGTACAAGGTGAACCTGTCCAAGGCCAAGGCCTACAAGGCGACCGCCTTCCAGATGGGCAATGGCAAGGACGGCCAGGGAATGGACGGCGGCAATCGCCTCATGTCGGGCGAAATGCAGCAGGCGGGCGACGACGAAGAGATCATCTGCATTCTGGAAATCTGGGACCGCACCAGCCAGCTGGTCTACACGATGGCCGACGGGTGCAATTTCTTCTGCCGAGAGCCCTACCCGGTGGATAAGGCCGGCCAGCGGTGGTATCCGTACTTCATCCTGCCGTACGCGGTGTTGCCGGGCCAGTTCGTGGCTCCGTGCCTCGTCGACCTTACCGAGAAGCTGCAGAACGAGTACAACGACACTCGCAACAAGTTTGCGGCGCACCGGGAACTCAATCAGCCAGGCTGGATAGCGGCGGCGGACGCCAACATGAAATCCCTCAAGCGCCACACTGATGCGCTGCTGGGTGAAGTGGTGATGATCGATCCGGACGGAAAGCAGCTGAACCAGGTTATCCAGCCCAAGCAGTCGATCCCGGTCAACCCGGCGGATTACGACACCGGGCCGATCCGCGTGGACTGGGAGCAGGTCACTGGCCTGCAGGACGCCGCGCGCTCGACTGTGGTGCAGCCGAAGACGGCTACCGAGGCCAGCATCATGCAGCAGTCGCTGTCCGGCCGCACGGCGGAATTCCGCGACAAGCTGGAGGACCTGCTGCAGGAAATGGACGAGTGCGCCGCGCAGATCCTGCTGCAGGAGCTGAACGCCATCCAGGTCGAGCGCTACACCGGGCCGCACAAGATGGGCATGAGCGTCGATCCGATGAGCGGTCAGGAGATTGAGGTGGTCATCGAGCCCGCCTACGATTGGCCGCAGCTCAACCGGGACCAGATCTTCGACATGGTCGAGATCAACATCGTGGCCGGCACCACCGGCGCGCCGGACAAGACGCAGGCGCAGGAGACCTGGGCCAAGATTTTCCCGCTGGTTCAGCAGTTGCTGGTGCAGATCATGCAGATATCCAGCCAGGGCGGCGACTACGCGCCGCTGGAAGCCCTGCTGCGCGAGACGTTGCACCGCTTCGACGACCGCATCGATGTGGACCAGTTCCTGCCGAAGCCTGTGCCGGTGGCGCCCCCGGCTGCGCCTGGTCTTGCGCCTACAGCAGCCGCTCCGCAGCCAGGGACCGGGCAGGCCGATCCCTCCCAAGACCCCATGGCGGCCGTCCAGCAAGGCGGCCAAGTCCCCGGGGCGCCCGCCCAGGCGCCCGTACTCCCCGCAATCACCCAATAGGAGTTTGAAATGGAAGACGAATTCGACAATCTGCCTCCGGAAGGCGAAGCCAGCCAAGGGACCGACAACGGCGCGCCGGCGCCGAACGAACCCGATACGGCTGGCGATCTGCCGCCGGCCTCCGCTGGCTCCCAAGCCGCCGCGTTCCTGGATTCTCTGACCGAAGGCGGCGCCGCGGATGCCGCCGGCGGCGCGCCCGCCGGCCGCGCTCGTGACGATCTCGGCCGTTTCAAGGCTGGCACTCCCGTCCAGGACCACACCGGTGCCGCGCCGCAGCAGCCTGTAGATGAGGGCGCGCAACCCCCAGCCACTGCGGCGCCGGCTCCGAAGTCGCCCGAGCAGGAGGACGTCGAGCTGTTGGCGGGGATCAAGTCCGACCGGGGCCGGGCGCGCGTGGCGCAGATCATCGAAGATCGCAAGGCCGCGCAGGGCGAGGTGGCGGCGGTGCGCGAGCTGGTGCAGGCTGCCGGCATGACGGCCGAGACGTTTGGTCAGCACATCGAGTTCTCGCGCTTGGCCAACTCCAGCGATCCGCGCGACCTGCAGCAGGCCGTCCAGATGATCGAGCAGACCCGGGCCGACCTCTACCGGCGGCTGGGGCAGGATGCTCCCGGCGTAGACGCGCTGTCGGACTTCCCCGACCTTGCGCAGATGGTGCAGAACATGCAGATGCCGCGCGAGACGGCGCTGGAGGTGGCGAAGATGCGCCGCGAGCATCAGGCCATCCATGAGCAGCGCCAGCAGCAGCATGTCGCCCAGCAGCAATCCGCCCAGTTCGAGCAGGACGTAGCGCTGGCGCAGCGCTCGCTGGAAAGCTACATCCAGACACGGGCGCATGAAATCGATCATCCGGCACGCATGCAGGCGTTGCAGGCGCAGTTCTCGGACCCGCGCAAGATGCAGGAGTTCGTCGCGACCTATGCGCCTCGCCAGTGGCCGCACGTCCTGCGTATGCTCTACGACAACGCCCAGGTGGCGCCGCCCGCGCGCCGCGCGCCGCCGGCGCCGATTAGTGGAAGGACGGGTGCGCTGGGCCGCCCGGCGCCGAGCGCAGACCAGCCGGCCGAGCAACGCATCATGTCCCACATCGACCGCCTGGATTTGTGATCGACAAAAATCCTTGACGTCTTTCCCGCACCCTCATACTGGCATTGCCATGGGTGGCACGGGGTAGACGGCCCGGCTGGAAATCGCGATAGCTGAGCGCGCGGCCAGCCCAGTCGGGCCCGTCTTTTCGAGCACCCTCATACCGAATTTGTCGCTGTATCGCCGGGGTCGCGTCCGGTAGCGCCGCAAGACCCTTCCGAAGACGGTGAACGCCGGAGTCGCGCACGGCAGAAGGGGCAAGCACATCCAGTTTGGCGTCCTGGGCCGGTGTGGAAGTTGGCTTTTTTGCAACTTTCATTCTTGGAGCGACAAATGCCCATTTCTCCTGGTGATCTCGCCTATCTGGGGAAGGTTTCCCTGGACGATTACATGCGCAACACCCCGGTCGATCAGATCGGTGTGGAGCATCCCCTGCTGAAGAAGCTGATGAGCAAGCGCAAGCTGTTCCTCGGCGCCAAGCAAAACGTGGTGGTGAACGTCCGCAAGTCCTACGACAGCAATTTTGCGTGGGCCTACGGTGAAGCCGCCGTCAACTTCAACACGCGCCAGACGACCGACCAGGCCGCTTTCCCGTGGCGCCGCGCCGTCGACGCGTTCCGCATCTCCTACGACACGCTCTTCGGCAACGGTATCAAGGTGCGCGAGGGCGAGCGCGGCGCGTACAAGCTCGAACAGAGCGAGAAGGTGCAGCTGGTCAACCTGCTGGACGAGCAGATGGAATCCTTCCGTCTGGGCTTCTTCGAGAAGCTGGACCTGGAACTGCATCGCGACGGCACGTCTTCGACCGATGCTGTTACCGGCCTGGATGGCCTGATCACCACGGCGCCGGCCACTGGCGTGGTGGGCGGTCTGGATCGCGCCACCGCCGCGTACTGGCGCAACAACGCCTCCACGGCAATTGCGTCCGGTACCGCCGGCGCCTTGACCGACGCCATGGAGCTGCAGTGGCGCAAGTGCATCCGCAACGGCGGCTCGCCCGATTTCATCCTGGCCGGCTCCGCGTTCATCGATGCTTACCGCAAGACGTTGACCATCACGCAAAACGCGGATGCCGGATCGGTGAAGAAGATCGACGCGGGTACGGGCACCGGCGCGGGAACGGGTCTGTACTTCAAGGGCGTCGAGATCATCTGGGATCCGAACTTCGAAACCCTGGACGCGCTCGATTCCCCCACGATCCCGTGGGAGAAGCGCTGCTACTTCTTGAACACGAAGTTTATCGACCTGCGCGACGACGACATGGACATCGTCACGCCGGTGCGGCCGCACAACATCCTGTCGCTGTTCCAGATGATCAACCTGCGCCTGGCGCTGGTCCTGAAGCGCTCCAACGCGCATTCGGTGCTGGCCATCGCCTAATCGGGCGGCCCGGCGGCTGCGGCTGCCGGGCGGCTCTTTCCAGAGAGGAAACTATGCCTTTTGTCATCCACGCGCGGATCCGCCGCGACGCGAACACCATCACCCCGGTCACCGTGCGCCCGCACGAAGTGGCCATCCTGCAGACCATTCACGGCGAGGAAAACGTGCAGTCCGTGGACGGTCAGGTCCTGGACCTGAAAGCGCTGGAGCCCGTCGACGTGGCCGGCGAGGTGCCGGCCTCGGAAGACGAGTTCAACCGCCTGGCGTCCAAGTATGGCGGCAACGAAGACGGCCTGCTCGTCGAGCAGGTCTACGGCAAGCGCGCCGCCGGCAACCTCGACGCCGCCGCCGATCGCCTCGACGAAGCCGTCGCCAAGATCGCCGACGCGGGCGGCACCGGCGAGGCCCGAGGGCGTGGCCGTGGTCGTGGCCGCACGGTAGGCCAGGGCGACGCCAAGAAAGCCGCCGACGCGGGCGGCACCGACGCGTCGCAGGAGTAATCGGCCATGGCGCAGCCCCCCGCCTACAACCGTGTCAAGGACTTCGGCGCTGATTACGGAGACCAGACCGACAACCAGGCCATCAACACGGAACTGGATGCCGTTTCGGCGTCGGTCAACGGAATCCGGACCAATCTGGCGAAGATCCAGCGGGACGACGGCGGGCTGCGCGACGGGATTGTGACGAAGGACTCGCTGGCCCAGTCCCTCAAAGACGAGCTGTATGCCGAGTTCTCGGGCAACATCAACGACAGCGTCCTGGAGGCCCAGCAGGCCGCCGTCGAGGCGACGAATGCGGCTTTGGCTGCCAATGCAGATGCTGCAACGGCTTCCAGCGCCAAGGATGCGGCACAGATAGCGGCAACCAGTGCGCAGGCGAGCGCCGCGGCGGCCAGCGGGAGCCAATCTGCCGCCGCGACGTCAGCCTCGGCGGCGCAGACCTCGGCCACGGCGGCGGCGGGCAGCGCGTCGAGCGCGGCAGGGTCAGCCACGACCGCTTCGACTGCCGCGAGCAGTGCTTCGTCGTCGTCCGGCGCTGCAGCAGCGAGCGCCAGCTCTGCCAGTGCGTCGGCCTCGACGGCCACAAACGCCAAGAACGATGCGCAGACTGCGGCAACTGCTGCGGCTAGCAGTGCGTCATCGGCAGCCAGTAGTGCGTCTCTTGCGCAAGACTGGGCTTCGAAGATGGGAAGCCCAGTAGCCGGTGGCGACTACTCGGCCAAGTACTACGCGCAGATGGCTATGGCTGGCGCGGGGCTGCCCAAGTACAACGCCGGGAACGAGCCTGCGGTCGATTCTGGCGACATTTGGATAAACGGCGTCGGCCCCTGCCGGTGGCATGCCGGAGATAGCCGCTACTACAGCATTCCAGGGACACGGGGCATCACACACCGATTCACCACTAGCCAGATGTGGACGCCGGACGCATACACGAAGTTTGCAGACGTAATAGTGCAAGGCGGCGGGGCTGGCGGTGGGTATGGCGGTAGCGGCGCCAGCATCAGCGGCGGTGGCGGGGCGGGTGGTGCACCAGGGGTGACAATCGACCGCACCAATATCACTTTGACCCCCGGCATTCCCATGACAGTGAGTGTCGGTGCCGGCGGGGCCGGGGCAACGGCAACGACGCCGAATCCTTCTGGGGGAGGTACCAGTTCTTTTGCTGGGCTTTCCGCCGCTGGTGGGGTGAGCTCGGGTGGAAACGGTGATTTGGTTTGGGGCGGCGTGCCACGTGGGCCTGGCTCGTCTCCTGGCGGGAACGGAGCGGCATCGGCAAGCGGCCCCGCGGGCAGCGGAGGAACTGGAGGGGGCACTATCTTCGGACATGGGGGCACGGCTGGCAGCAGGTCGGGCACGGCCGGAGAGGCTGGATTGCAGGGAGGCTCCGCACCGGTCGCGAACTCTGGAGCCGGTGGTGGCGGCGCTGGCGGATCGCTGGCAACGACCGCCTTCCGGTTTGGCGGCGACGGTGCCGCCGGTTGCGTAGTTGTGGAGCTTTGAGATGCGAGCGCACATTATTGAAGCTGGTGTTGTGGTCAATACCATTGAGGTGACTGACCTGGAGTTCCCTGTCGAAGCGAGCCAACGGCTGATAGATGGATCAGTGGGCGGAATTGGATGGCGCTTTGTGGATGGCGAATTGCTGCCGCCTGGCCCTGATGATACGCCGCCTATTGGCGCCTCTATTTGGGTGGTGACAGCGGCCCAGGGAGGTATTGCCCTAATTCGGGCAGGCAAGATGGCCGCGGTGCTTGCCGCGGCAAACGCTTCTGATACGCCGCCCGAAGTGAAATGGGCATTCGACAAGGCCACCGAGTGGAACCGCTACAGCGTGGCCTTCAATTACCTAGCCGACAAGGCGGGCATAACGGAAGCTCAAAAGGACGAGTTATTTGCAGAGGCAGCGGGCATTGTGGCGTGATCGGCAGCACGCCAGGCCACCTAAATCAAATTCACAACCCCTGGAACCTCTATGGCAGAACCGACGAGTACCACCACAGCAGCGACGGCAGTTTTCTTGACCACGGGCCTAGCGACTGCTCTGCCAGGCGTGGACAGCAACGCGCTGATCGGTGCGTTCGCCGGCGCCGTAGTCATGACACTGAGCAGCAAGGAAACCAAGCTGCTGGCCAAGTTCTTTTACGCGCTGGTTTCGTTTATCGCGGGCTACCTTGCAGCGCCGGATGTGGTCAACCTGACACCCATTCAGCAGACCGGAGCAGCGGCATTTTTGGCCTCGGCGTCCATCGTCGCCTTGGTACAGATCGGCATCGAGAAGATCCGCTCCTTTGACGTCAACGCATTTTTCAACCGGAACAGGGGAGGGGGCTGAAATGCTCATCGTCTTCCATTCCATGACCGTGGCTGATCAGATCGTCGCAGCCGTCGTGGTCCTCGCGAACCTGGCCACCGCCGCCCGTCTGTTCGGTTACCAGCGCCACGGCGCGCGGTATCGCGTCTGGGCGGCGGTGTTGGCCTACCTGCTCATCATGTGTACCGGCGGCCAGGCCCTTGATGTGCTGTTCAACCAGGTGCCCGTCACCCTCTGGCAGGCCGGCGTGGCCGTCGTGCTGGCGGTGCTGGTGTACCGCGCGCGCGGCAACGTTGCCCGCATCGTGAGGCTGCAATCATGAGCCAAGCACCGGAATACACCCGGCAGAAGAACTTCCTCGACAACAACCCGGACCGCACGGATCACGGCGCGCTGAACCGTGAATTCGATGATGTATCGGTGAGCGTCAACGCGCTGCGCGCAAACCAGGCGCTGCTGCAGGCCGACGACGGCACTCTCAAGGCCGCCACGGTCGGCGTGGAGCAGTTGACGCCCGATGCACAGGCGAACCTGTCGCGGCCGGGTCCCATGGGCCCTGAAGGCCCCGACGGCCCCGCTGGGCCCGAAGGGCCGGGTGGTCCAGCAGGACCGGTCGGTGCTTCGTTCAACGCAGATGTGCGCGGCCTTTCCGCCGAGCGCGGTGACTACGACAATCGCTTGAAGGGCTTTTCCTTCCTGGCCATGGACACGGGTCTGCTCTATTTCAAGCTGTCCGCGACCGTAGGGGACTGGTCGACAGGCTATGTGTTCGGCAAGGGTGAACCGGGTACGGCTGGCGGCCAGGGGCCGCAAGGCCAGCGCGGGCTTCAGGGATTGCGAGGTCCGGATGGGCCGATGGGGCCGATGGGGCCGGCCGGGCCCACTGGCAACCCGGGCGTCGTCGATTACTCCAAGGTCATTCGTAACGACGTGACGACCGACCAAGCGCTGCAGGGCGCACTGTCGGCGCAGTCGTTTTCCGGCGCCATGAGCATCGCCGCGCCGCAGGTGGTCTTCACCGGCTATCAGTTCCGTCTGATCCCCGACAACTCCCGCCTGCGTCTGGATGATGGGCAGAACACGCCGACCTTGCAGTCGCTGCAGCTGGCCACCGTGGTCACCAACGGCACGGGCGCGGCCAACACAGGCGTCAAGCTGGCCAGCGGCGCCGACATCGGCTCGCTGTTCGACCCCGCAGGCTCTGCTGCCGGCAAGCTGGCGTCTGTCGACACGGCCCCCAAGACCGTCACGCTGACCGGCAAGACAACCCTTACGGCCACGCTGTCGCAGGTCGGCGGCCAGGTCGTTCTCACCTTGAGCACGTCATGACCACGATTTCCGATCGCTATCGCACCCTCGGTGAACTGCGGCGCCGCCTGCGCGCCCGTCTGGGCTTTGCCGTGCAAGGGCCGGCTGCCGACAACAACCGCGACGTCCTGAACGACTTCCTGCTGGAGGCGCATGAATTCATCCTGTCCCAGGTCGATGTGTCGGTCATGCGCAAAAAGTGCGTGATCAAGACGTCCGCAGGCTCCTGGCGCTACGACTGGCACAACGACGACGAGGATGAGGATATCGACCCGTCGCAGGTGCTGTCGGTGTGGGTGGTCCGTGCGGATTCGTGGCGGGAGCCGCTGTACCAGGGGATCACCGAGCGCCAGCGCGAACTGATGGACATGCGGGACGTGCCCGAACGGTATGACACGCTGAACGGCCAGATGGAGCTGTGGCCCATCCCGGGCGGCCAGTACGACATCATCGTCGAATACACGCAGTCCATGGGCCGATTCGAGCAGGATGCGGACCGCCCCAGCGTGCCGGGGCGCCTGGTCTTCCTATATGCGCTGTCGAACGCCAAGGCGCACTACCGGCACCCCGACGCTCAGGTGGCCGGGCAGACCTTCAACCAGATGCTGGCGAAGTTCAAGTCGGACCAGCATGAGAACCGGCGCTATGTGGCCGGCACGTCGGAGGAATGCGCGCCGCAGGTCGTGCGCACGGCTGACGGTGGTTACATCCTGGGGCGATAGATGGCCGCGCGCTCAATCACTTTCGACAAGTTCGACCTCGGCATCGACCGGCGCAAGGGCGCCAGCGTCTCGGACGCCAACCGCCTGCTGGAGATGAAGAACGCCTATGTGACCACGGGTCTGGCCACCCAGAAGCGGCCCGGCCTGGTCAAGGTCACGACACTGGAGCCAGGTACCGTAGGGCTCTTTGCCGCGCTTGGAAAGCTGCACACGTTCTTCAGCACCGGAACCGTCGTGCATGCTGACCCGCGATTCGTCGCTCACAGAACAGAGATTAGCAGCCCAAAACTACCCCTCAAGGATGTATGGTTTGCCGATGTTTTTAATGGGTACATATATGTGGTGGTGGAGTATGAGGGAGGGCTGACATATCATCACTACCTTGATGGGGCAGCTCAGACGTACATCGGCGATGCGAACTGCCCGCAAAGCAAGGCAGTGATAAAGACCGCGTCACGGATCTTCGCCGCCGGCGCGGATGGATCGACGGTGCGCTATTGCGCCGCCAACAAGCCGCGTGACTGGACCGCTGCCAACGACGCGGGCTTCCTGCCCACGGGGCTGCAATTCAGTGGTGACCGCAATGCCAGCGCTCTGGGCCTGTACCAGGCAAACCTGGCCGTTTTCGCCCGCGATGGCGCGCAGATCTGGGAGGTGCAGAACGTCGATCCGTCGACGATGAAGTTGGTGGACCGTGTGGAGAACGTCGGCACTAGCCACCCGCGAACCGTGCGCAATGTCTCCGGCGACCTGTATTTCCTGGCTGATTTCGGCTTCCGCTCGATTACCACGTTGCAATACACTAACAACCTGGCCGACGTCGACGTCGGCAGCCCCATCGATTCCTTGGTGGTGCCTGATATCCGGCAGTCGAACGCCGTGCCAAAGGCCTTTTTCCACTACGGCACCGGCCAATACATCTGCGTGATCGGCAGCATCCTGTATGTCTACTCGGTGTCGCGCACGGCCAAGATCGCGGCCTGGTCGCGCTACTACATTCCGTTCAGGGTCGACGCGTTCGCCGAACTCAATGGCGAATTGTATTTCCGCAACGGCGACGACATCTACCGATTCACCGCGGACGCCTACGACGACGCGGGCACGCCCTTCGAGGTGCTGCTGCAGCTGCCGTACATGGACCTGAAGGCCCCGGGCCAGATCAAGCGCATCCTGGGCGCCGACGTCGTCATCGAGGGTGAGTGCAACTTCTCGATCGCTTTCGACGTGCGCAACCCCGATGCCTACACGCCTCCAGTCCGGATCCGCGGCAACACGCGCCCGGATGGCGTCATCCCGGTGGAATGCACCGGCACGGAGTTTTCCCTGATCTTTCGGAACTTATCCAGCAAGGCCTTCAGGCTTGACGCCGTGACGCTCTACTACGAATCCATGGGGGCCGTATGAAATTGACCTTTTTCCATGGTGAGAGCGAGGTAGCGGCAGAATTCCCGCAGGTTCGGGCGTTCTTCGAGCGCGTGGTGACCGGCGCGGCGAAAGGCGAGTTCACCACCGACGATATCGAGGAACTGGCCAAGGCCAAGCGGGCAACCCTGGGCATCGTGAAGGACGCGGGCGAGCCCGTTCTGGCATTTGCGTTTGAGTTCATCTACTACCCACGCATGGTGGTGCTGAATGTCCTAGCGATGGGTGGGAGGCGGCTAGGGGAGGTTATGGGCGAGTTCTGGCCGAGTTTTACTGCCTGGGCCCGCGAGGCCGGTGCCGATAGTATCCAGGCCTCTTGTAGCCCGGCAGTGGCGCGAGTTCTCGCCCGGTACGGATTCGAGGCAACTTATCAGGTCGTTCGGAGCAAATTATGACCAGGAACATGGAAGATCTGGCCGCCCACGCCGACGGCGCCTTCGGCGGCCCGGCCTTGCGCGCGTGGCCTGTCGATCGGCAAGGGGCCGTGAAACCCGGTAAGGGCGGCGGTGGTGGCGACGGCGGCGCCCAGAAGATGGAAGACCAGCGGCAACAGCGCGTGCAGTCAGCGATCAATGCCATCAACGCGATTTTCAACGGGCAGGATCGCGTAGTCCCCGGCGCAGCGGCGACGGCCTACGATCCCAACGCCACCTACTACAACGCGGACGGGACGCAGTGGATCGCGCCCACGAAGGCGCAGCAGGTCGACATGACGCAAGTCTATGATCCTGCAACCGGGCGATCGAGAACGAAGGCGCCCAATCAGATGAATTACGGCAGCGGCGACGGACAGACCTGGTACGACTACCAGTTGGACCCCGCCCTTGGCCACTGGGAAGGTGGCGGCGATGCGGGGGGAACCTGGGTTCCCAATCCTGGCCTGACCCCCAAGTACAACGCGGATGGAACGGGGCTGGAAGGCGTGTTTCGCACAGTCCTGACGCCCGATATCGACGCCATCAATAAGCGCATTCGGTCGGGCGACCTCTATACCGGGATGCAGACGATCAAGGGCGTGAACCGGCAGGGACTGTACGACGAGCAGCGAGCCGCCGTTACGGATCTGAACCGCCGGGACGTTGACCGGCAGTTCCTGGATGCCGAGCGTGCGAACCGCTTCGGCTTGGCCAGAGCTGGACTGTCTGGTGGTTCCGCCGACATCGACAGCAACGCCGAGTTGCAACGCCGAACCAACGAAGGGTTGATCAAGGCTGCGGGCATTGGCGACCAGGCGGCGGCAGACCTGCAAACGTCCGATGAGCGCACGCGCCAGAACCTGATATCCATGGCGCAGTCCGGGATTGACACCGGCCAAGCCCAGCAGATGGCGCTGTCGCAGCTGGACGCGAACTCGGCGAATGCGGCGTCCGCACGCTCCGGCGCGACCGTCGGCAATCTGTTCGGGGACCTTGCGCAAGCCTACCTCTACGGCCAGCAGCAACAGGGCGCGCGGGCCGGCGCGGCGCCGTATCAGCAGTGGCAGCCGGGAACCAGTAGCAACCCGCGAAACAGCTACCAGGGAACGTAAGGAAAGAGCCATGGGACCCTTAGCAATTGCCGGCCTGATCTCGATGATCGCCGGTGCAGCCGTCCAGCAGCAGGCCGCGGCCAGTGCCCGCCGCAATCAGCAGCGGCTAATCCAGGAGAATTTGGCGCGCCAGCAAGGCTACCAGCGCGAGGCCGAGCAGGCCGCATTGACGCGCGCGAAGGACTTCGCGCCCGAAGTGCGCGAGGAAAAGCAGAAGCAGCTGGAACAGGCCGCCACCGACCAGATGATCCAGCCGGTGGAGCAGGCCGCGCCGGCCATGCAAGACCAGTCGGCGGTGCAGGGCAATGTGTCCGCTGATTACACGGCGGGCCGCGCCAAGTCGCAGGCCGAGCAGTTGCGCAGCGCCAACGCGCTGGCCAGCATTCTCGGCAAGATCACGGGCGCCGGCCGCCTGCGCCAGAACGAGGCGCTGGACATGGCCGAGACCGGGCAGCTTATCGATCGCCTGAAGAGCTTTTCGCAGGGCAGCGGCAATGCGGCGCAGGTCGGGATCCAGCAGGCCGGCACGCCAAGCGGTGGCGCAATGCTTGGCGGCACAGTCCTGCAAGGCCTTGGCTCCTTGGGCATGATGAGTGGCTTAGGGGAGGCGGCGAAGGCTGGTAATGCCTGGTCTGGTGGTGGTCTGGCGGCGGGCTCCGGCGGCGCGACTGGAATTTCGCCTGGGGCGAGCGGCATGGGTTTAAGGCCCGGCGCTAACACGCTGGCTTTCGGAAAATGGTTCTGAGGTGAACTATGAACGGTAACTTTGCGGCCGGGATGGCGCCCGGCGTGTCCGCAGCGTTCCGCGCCCTGGGCCTCGGTTCCAGCGTGCGCGATCAGGCGCAACTGCAATCCGGTCTCATGTCCGCCCAGGCAGCGAAAGCAGGCCAGGACGCAATGGAGGGCGCGCGTCTCGCAAATCTGCGCCAGGATCCGAATTACCTGGCCGAACTGGACGCGATCCAGAAGGGCCTGGGAACCCTGTTCAAGGCCGACTACGACGTCAACAAGGCGCCCGGCGGCGCGCTGGACCTGCAAAAATTGGATTGGAACCAGCAGGTCCTGGGCAACATCGGCGACCCCGGTATGGACCGGAGCAAGATCAACCAGGGTACTGCGGTATTGGCCGGCAAGACCTATGAGCCGTTCGCGAATATCGGCAATACGGGCGTCGGCTATGACCAGGCCACCGGGCAGGGCGTGGCAATGGATCCGGGCCTGGTGGCGATCTTCGGCCGACAGGCTGCCGCCGACCTCGCTGCAAAGCAGGGGCAGAGCAAGCAATACGATCCTTCCCGAGGCGTCATCGTGGACAAGACGAAGGGAACGGCGGCCCCGGCCCAGATGGAGGGCGGTGGGGCGCTGCCGCCTGCCAATGACCCGTCCCGCAAGCCACTGCCTTCCACCGCATTGAAGATGCAGCAGGAGGCGCTGGAGGCGATGAGCCTAGTCGGAGGTATCAACGCCGACCTGGGGGCCATTCAACAGCAGGTCCGCGAGGGAAAGCTTGACGTGGGCCCGGTTGAGAACATCATCAGCGGCGTGCGCAACAAAGTGGGGAGGAGCTCAGAGAACAGTCGCGCCTATGCCAGCTTCATGTCCACGTTGGAGAAGCTGCGCAACGATTCGCTGCGCCTCAACAAGGGCGTGCAGACCGAAGGCGATGCGCAGCGCGCCTGGAACGAACTACTGGCCAACGTCAACGACCCCAAGCTGGTCGAGCAGCGCCTCGGCGAGGTGATGAAGATCAACCAGCGGGCGGCAGAGCTGCGCGGCCTAGCCAACGACAGCATGCGCGCCAACTTCGGACACGACCCCATGGACTACAGCCAGTACCTCAACGTCCCGGCGGCCGTGGGGCAAGGTGATGGGCCGGCAGCTGCTGGTGACGATTTCGCGCACTTGTGGGGCGGGTAATGGCAAGCATCGATGAACTCACCGCATACACCCAGGACCAGCGCGTCCGCCGCTTCCTGGACGCCATCGGCAGCGCCGAGGGCACGGACACGCACGGCTACAACACCGCGTTCGGCGGCGGCAAGCTGGAATCGCTGGCGGACCACCCGCGCCAACTGCACGACTTCACCCAGACGGACGGTACGCCGAACAGGACGAGCGCGGCCGGCCGGTATCAATTCCTGCAAGGCACCTGGGATGACGTGGCTGGCAATCTCGGGTTGAAAGATTTTGGCCCTGAGAGCCAGGACATCGCTGCGGTCGAACTACTCCGCCGCAACGGCGCGCTGCCGGCGATCTTGGCCGACGACTTCGACACGGCGATCCAGAAATCTGGAAGCACCTGGGCCAGCCTGCCCAGCAGCCCCTACGCTCAGCCCAAGCGCTCGCCCGGCTTCATGGCCGCCGCACTGGACAAGGCCGCGTCTGCGATCTTGCCTGCGGCTCAGGCCGCCCCGGCACCGGCCAAGGCTCCGACGCCGTGGAAAGACGTTATCGCCAAGCCCGAGTTCCAGACCCTGACGCCCGAGCAGCAGGCCAAGGCCCAGCAGCAATATTTCGATCAGGTCGTCGCCCCGCGCGTGCCGGCCGGGAAGATCGACGCAGCCCGCGCGCAGTTCATGCAGCAGTATGGGGCGGCAGGTGCCGCGGCAGCTACGACGCAGGCGCCGAAGACCAGCACCGAAATCTCCCCGGACGGGATCATGACCGTGGGCATGGCCCAGGAGAACCCGACGGAGAAGGCCGCCCCTCCGGAAGAGCGAAACATGCTTGAGCGCCTCGGGCGCCAAGTTGGCCTGACCGCGCGCGCGGGCGTGACGGGCCTGACCGGACTGACGTCGCTGGGCACCAACACGGCTATCAACGGCATCAACGCGCTCTTCGGGACGGAGATTCCGCTGGCGGACGTCAATGCGACGTTGTCGGCCATCGGTCTGCCGGAGCCCGAGAACGCGACCGAGCGTGTCGCGCAGGATGCTGCTGGCGCCATGGCCGGGGCGGGCGGAGTGGCCAAGGCGGCGCAGACGGTCATGAACCCGCTGATCACGAGCCTGGGCCAGCGGGTGGCTGGCATTCTGGGCATGTCCCCGGGCATCCAAGTCGCAAGCGCGGCCACGAGCGGGGCATCGGCAGGTGCTGCGCGCGAAAGCGGTGCTGGGCCTGTCGGGCAACTGGTGGCCGGGCTGGCGGCCGGAGTGGCGCCTGCATTGGCGGCCGCCGGGGGGGCAGGAACGCTGCGCGGAGTAATGCGTGGCGGTGAGGCAGGGCGGCAACGTGTAGCTGGCACCTTAGAGGAGTTTGCCCGTGCGGGTACGACGCCAACGGTGGGCCAAGCGACGGGCCGGCCCGTGTTTCAAGGTATGGAGACTGTCCTGTCCCAGTCCCCGGGTTCTGCCGGGGTCATGGCCCGTAAGGCTGGCTCCCAGACCGACGAGATCGCCGGCGCTGTGCAGAAAATTGTCGGCCGCCTGGCACCGCGCGCCGGTGCAGTAGAGGCCGGCGAATCCATCAGCAGCGGACTGGAAGGGTTCAAGGCTGGGGTGAAAAACCTGCAAGGGCAGCTGTACAACCGGCTGGATGACTACCTGCCTCCCTCGACGCCTATCACCGTGTCGCGCACCAAGGAAGCGCTGGCCGCGCTGAATTCCGACATCGACGGCGCGCCGGCGCTGAGCGCCATGTTCAAGAACGGCAAGATTCAGGGCGTCGAGCGCGCGCTGGCCTCCGACCTGAACACCAGCACCACGGCCTACGGCGCGCAGGCGGCCCGCAAGACGTCGACGTTGCCGTACGAGTCGATCAAGAAGCTGCGCACGCTGGTGGGCAAGGAGATCGACAACGCTACCTTCGTGAGCGATGTTCCCCGCGACAAATGGAAGGCCTTGTACGCCGCGCTCTCGGACGACCTGGGTGACGCTGCCCAGAAGGCCGGCCCCGATGCCTACGGCGCCTGGAAGTGGGCCAACAAGTTCAGCAAGGACCAACTCGGCCGTCTTGACGACCTTGCCGCGGTTGCCGGCAAGGACACGCCCGAGAAAATCTTCAACGCGGCGATGATGGGAACCGCCGACGGCGACACGATCCTTCAGCGCGTGGTGAGCGCATTGCCGAAGACGAACCGCCGCGACCTAGCGGCGGCCGTGGTCAAGCGCATGGGCCGCGCCACGGCAGGCAACCAGAACGACGCGGGCGACGCATTCAGCACCAACACGTTCCTGACGAACTGGAACAAGCTTTCGCCCGAGGCGCGCAGCACGCTGTTCGGACGGATCGGGGAGGCGGGCCTGACGGATGAGCTGATGAACCTGGCCAAGGTGTCTTCGAACATTCGGGACGGGTCGCGGTATCTCGCGAACCCCAGTGGAACGGCACCAGCAACGGCACGTCAGGCGATGCTTGGGGCCAGCGCGCTGGCGGCTGCTACAGGGCAGTGGCCAGCCTTGGGGTTGATCACTGCGGGCGCTGCGGGAACGAATGCGATCGGAAGGGCGATGACGCGACCTGGTACGGTGGAGTGGCTGTCCCGCTCAACCACGCTGAGCAACCCTGCAATCCTCGGCGGATTGCAGGCCCTGTTCCCTAAGCAGTAGTCAGAACAGGCTCACCACCGCGAGGATGAGGCAGGCAATCACGAAGAAGGGGAGGACGATGATGCCCAGGGTGGACAGAAAGCCCCCGAGGCCTTTGAACAGCCCGGTGGCGCCCTCTCTGTCCACTTCCGTCGCCTTCCAGGCGCGCTTAATCATGGTCATTTCTGCTCCGATTCAGGTTGGTCATATCCTAGCCGCCTACGCTTCTCAGCGTACTGCCGCGCCTCACGCTCCCGGTTGAAGCGCATGACTTTTCTTGCGATAAAAAAAGGTAGCGCAAACAGCAGCACGGCTGCCAGTGCAGCAATCACCCAAAATGCGGCCCCAGAATCCCACCACTTGCCATCCCAGGTGAGCTTCAGCGCTGCGCCTGCTGTGATTGCAACTCCCCAGAATATCCACTGCAAGCAGGTATCGATATCTTTTAGCGTCTTTCTACTTTGTGCGTTCGACACCGCCTGGTCGCGTAGGTGGCGATCAATCGATTCCAGCGTCGCCTGGATCTCGGAAAGCTGCGCATCGCGGTTGATCATTCGCCCGTCTCCTTGTCGTCAGCGACAACCTTACGCTTCTGTACGGTGGTCCGGGGCTTTCGCGCCTTCGGTTCCTTCGGCGCCGAGCCCAGGCCTTCCTTCGGTGCGTTCACCCCCGGGATCTTTGGGGTACGCGGCGGGTTCAAGTCTTGCTCCGCGATGCGCTGGACGCTTTCTAGGGGCTTCAGCATCGCCGTTGCGGCTTGCCCCGCCTTCTTCGCCGCGATCTGCTCTTTCATCCGGTCCGCATGCGCGCGTTCGCGCGAATTACCGAACAGATCAAGGACCTTCAGCGCCAGCGCCGTGGCCGCTTCGTCGCCTGTCAAGTCGGCGTCTTCTTCGACCACCAGGGAGTCAGAAACCAACGAAATTTGGAGGCGCTGGATGATCTCGGCATTCATGCTTCGGCCGTTCGCCTTGGCAAGTTCGGCGATCTGGTCGCGCATGCCGTCGGGGAACCGCAGCATGAACTTATCAGCGCGGTCAGAGGGGAAATGGGTCTTTTCGGAGGGCATGGAATGCGGGGGTTAGGTTTTCCCTATTCTAGTGTCGAGTCGCCATAGAAAGAAATAATGTCGACTCGACATGTTTTGCTATTGCGCTGAAGTATGTCGAGTCGCTACTATTTCGTTACGCCGAGTCGACATTCCCAGGAGAAATCATGAAAGGCTACCAACCGATCCCCTTCGGACTGCGCATGCAGCCTGAACTGAAAGCTTGGCTCACGGCCAAGGCCCAGCAGAACTTCCGCAGCCTGAACGCGGAAATCACCAAACGGCTTGAGGAAAGTCGCCAAGCCGAGCTACCCCAGCCGGAGCGCCAATGATCTGCCAAAAAGAAAACGCCCTGACGGTTGCAGCCGTCAAGGCGTTGGATGCGAATCGTCCCCTCTGAAAGGAACACTCACATGCGAAATGTACAGCACAGCAAGGCTTCCCGCCAAGTGCCGGCCACTCAATCGGCTCTGGATATCGCCCGAGACGAGCAGCGCGAAGACGAAATGCACGAGGCCAGGGCGATCATGGCTTCCCAGAAGGGAGGCCAGATGGCGGTGACGCCCCAGCCGTCGGCCAGCCCCTTCAACTTCGGCGATCACCCCGTGCGAGTCGTGGTGAGAGACGGCGAACCGTGGTTTGTGGCGCAGGATGCGATGGCCTCGTTGGAGTACGCGACCAATAGCAAGCCGGCGAAGGTCATGGCACACATCCCCGAAGAGTGGAAGGGGGTGAATCCGATTCACACCCCTGGCGGCGAGCAACAAATGCTCTGCCTGTCGGAGCCTGGCCTGTATTTCTTCCTGGGCCGAAGTGATAAGCCCAAGGCCCTGCCGTTCCAGAAATGGCTGGCGGCAGATGTAGTCCCCCAGATCCGCAAGACCGGCGCCTACGTCCCCAAGGCATATGTCGCCAATTCCGGAGACGTTCTGACCAAGGAGCAGCAGGACGTGCTGCGCCAGTTGGTGAAATCGACAGCCGATCGCCTGCCGAAGGAAAAGCAGGGCGCGGCCTCTATCAAAATGTGGTCCAAATTGAAAGCGCACTTCGGCGTTGCCTACCGCGATATCCCGCAGCAAGAGTTCTCGGAAGCGGTCAGCCTGCTGACGCGGGCGTCGACAGAATGGGAGTTGGTTGACGAAGAACCGTTGGCCGAGGTCGAGCCGGGGCGGTTGTTGCGGCAAATGCTGCAAGGCGGGCGCTGGTTCACGACCATGCGCAGTGACGGGGAAATTGCTTTTACTCCGATCCCCACCGATTCCTTCATCGCCACGGCGCGTGATTTCCCGGGGATTCTCCGCGAGCCGTCCGTGCCGGTGGATGTCTTGCCCGACATTATCGACGTGTGCACCAGGCGCTTGGCGAGCGCGCTTCGCAAGTAAGCCGCGGCGTTCTGGGCCCCTCATAGGAGGGGCTTTTTGCTTGGTAGCGCGGAGTGCTAGTCACTTCACAAATGGGGCAATCAAGCTAACGATTGTCAGAATGGAGGCGCTGGTGCCCAGTATGGAGGTGAAGTTCCGGCTGGCCCATTTAGCAATTCTCCTGAGCCTGGGCATCTGTGGCGGGACTGGGAGGACGTTGATACCGTGGCCGTAGAACGTGTCGTTGAATTGAAAATTCATATATTTTCCTTTTAAGTGTTAGGAGGCCAAGAATTTGGTCTCTACCTCTACTTAGTGTTTTTAATTTCGCCCCCCTTCGGCCGCCTTTTGGCGGCTTTTTGTTGGTTGACGAAAATCCTCTAGCGCCGTTCGCCCGCCACAGAATGGTCCCATCTGAACATCGGGGCCGCAAATGGACCTTAAGACAGCCATCGATACCGCCATCACCCCGGCGCTGGCGCTGCTGCCCGCCGAGATGGACACGCCCGAAGCGCGCATTATGCTGCTGGCCACCGGGTTGCAGGAATCCCGATTCGAAGATCGGCGTCAACTGGTGGGAAGGCCGCCGCGCCCGGTTGGACCGGCGAAGAGCTTCTGGCAGGCGGAGCAGGGCGGCGGGATGGTGCACGGTGTTCGGCTGCACGTCGCCACGCGCGCCGCGGCTGCGCACCTGTACCAGGCCCAGGGCGTACCGGCGCGCGATGCCGCGATCTGGGACGCCATCGAGCATGACGATGTGCTGGCGGCCGGCCTGGCGCGGCTGCTCCTGTGGAGCGACCCGGGCCGGCTTCCGGCGGTCGGCGATGCCGAGGGCGCCTGGGCTCTGTACCTGCGAACCTGGCGCCCGGGCGCCTACGCGCGCGGCACGCCGACCCAGCGCGCGGAGCTTCGTGCGAAGTGGGGCCGGAACTACGCGCAGACTCTGGCCGAGGTGGCGTCGTGAGCGCCCTGGCGCGTGCGGCCGGCGTGCTGGCCGGCTGGAAGGGCTACGCCGCGGCCGGGGTTGCCGGTGCCGTGGTGCTGGGCGCCGCCGGCGCGAGCATCGCGTGGTACGGCGCGCACAGGGAAGCGGCCGGCGTCACCCGCACGCAGTTGGAGGCCGCGGCCAATGCCCGGCAGATCGAGGCGCAGTATCGGCGCCAGGAACAGGAAATGGTGGCCGACTACACGCGTCGCCTGGAGGAAGCCCATGAAGCAACCCGCCTATCGAACGCTGAGCGCGACCTTGCTGCTGGCGCTGCTGGCAGCCTGCGGGACGCCATCGCCGCCCAGCGTGCCCGAGCCGCCCAAGCAGCCGCCCGCGCCGGCCTCTCTGAGCAAGCCGCTACCCGGGCCTGGGACGTTCTCAAAGCGTGCACGGACGAATATGCAGCACTGGCAAGAGATGCTGACGCAGCCATCGACGGACTGAGGGAGGGCGACGCCTGGGCGAAGGCGGCCGCCAAGGCCAAGCCTTAGACCGCCTCCGCCCGCTTGGCCAGCCAGAACCAGTGGCTGAACTTGCCGCGCCGGGCCTTCTGCTTGCGGAAGAACAGCCGAACCCGGCCGGCATGCCCGGCATCGATCACGACGTCGTAGTCGCGGTCCTCGGCGGTGGCCGCCGGCGGCAGGGTATGCGAGGCCTGGGCCACGTACTGGCCGGGGACCTGCTCCAGGATTCCGTTGTCTTCCATGGTCAGTCCAGTTTGTTGGCGATCTCGGTGGCGCTCTCGCGGTAGTAGATCATGAGGCTGCGCGGATCTCGGTGGCCGACCATCTTGGCCAGCTCCAGCAGTTCCAGCTTCTTGGACAGGCGCGTGATCGCGGTGGCGCGGGCGTCGTGGAAGGTCGGCCCGTCGACCTTGGCCAGTGTCTTGCCCTGCCGGAAATAGGCGTCACGCAGGCCGGCGTTCACCGTGAACACCTGTTCCGGGTGTATTCCCTTCATCGCCTCAAGCAGCGCGACGGCGCGCCGGGATAGCGGCACATCGCGGGCGTCTCCGTTCTTGGATCTGGGCAGGTGCAGCATGCGCCGTTCCAGGTGGACGTGCTTCCATTCCAGCGTCAATATTTCCCCCGAGCGCATGGCCGTTTCCAGGGCCAGCAGGAACGCCACCGCGGTCTGCTCGCGCTTGTCCTTGGGCGTGCCCTCGGTGTAACACAGGGCTTTCACAATCGCCTTGACCTGGTCATCGGTGAAGGTAACCTTGCGCGCCGGGTTGTCCTTCGGCTTGATGACGTCGGGCCAGGGGTCGTGGTCCACATATCGCCATTCCCCCATCTTGGCGCGCGTCCAGATGGCGCGCAGCAGGCCAATCTCGCGCAGCACCGTGGCGCCTTGCACCTCAGCCAATCGTCGATCGCGCCAGTCGGCCAGTTCGGCCGGTCCGATATCCTGCATCACCAGCTTGGCCACCTTATCCTGCTTGATGGAGGCGATCCTGGCCTTCTCCCACCTGGCGCCAGCCTTTTCCGGGCTGACCTCGTCGGCGTACCGCTGCATGACGTCGGCAAGGGTCCAGCGCGTAACCTTGCCGGCGCGGGCGTTCGCCAGTTCCAGCTCGCGGCGGTTGGCCCAATCCATGGCCTCGCGCTTGGTGGCGAAGGTGGCGCTTTCACGGTGTCCATTGCGGGCGACTTCGGCCCGCCAGGACGTGCCGCGCTTTCGGAATGTGGGCATGGCGTAATCTCGGGCGTAGGAATGGCGTACGAGATTAGCAAAAATTGTGGTTTAGTGTGGTTTGGTGTGGCGTAACGAGTTCTGGTCGGCACCCAGAATCGTCTATGAAGGTGGCGTTGCGTGGCGTAATGCGGCGCGGTGTGGTGGGATGGGGTGGTGCCCGAGACCGGAATCGAACCGGTACGGCCGCGAGGCCGAGGGATTTTCTTACCACTTCGGCTTTCGCCGCCAGCGCGGGGCGCTGTTCGTGGTCTGGAGCACGCCTTCACCATAGCCTTGCGGCCGTAGGTGCCCGCCGTCTGCTCTCTACACCTTCCCCGGCTTTTCAGCGGGGCTTGGCTCGGCGTTGGCTCGGAACGGGTCCAGGGCATTCGCCGAGTTTGACGGGCTACACCTTTGGAGTTTCCTCCAAAGGGCTCAAATTAGTTCAAGTCCCTTGTGTCTACCAATTTCACCACTCGGGCATTGCGCGGCCCTGGAAGGGCCGGCAGCGGGCGAGACTATACCATCCCGCGGCCGGACATAAGCACGCCCGGCGGGTCCGGCGGTCAGGAGATGAACCGCACCGGCGGGCGGGGGCGTTCATCGACGGTCAGGGAGAAGACGTCCGGGCGCGAATAGTGGCCCACCACGTCGAAGTCGTAGCGGGCGCGCACCAGTTCTTCCGTGTCCACCTGGGCGGTCAGCAGGCCGGCCTTGCCGCGCAGCGGGCCGGCCAGCACGTCTCCCAGCGGGCCGACGATGACCGACCCGCCGTTGATCAGCGGCCGGCCGGCGTCCCAGCCGGGCACGTCCTGGCCCAGCTCGGCGGGCGAGGGCTGCACCTGGCAGGCGCTGACCACGAAGCAGCGGCCTTCGTGGGCGATGTGGCGCATCGAGCATTGCCAGATGTCGCGCTCGTCCACCGTCGGCGCGCACCAGATTTCTACGCCCTTGGCGTACATGGCGGTGCGCAGCAGCGGCATGTGGTTTTCCCAGCAGATGGCGCCGCCGATGCGGCCGGCGGCCGCGTCGATGACGGGCAGGGTGGAGCCGTCGCCCTGGCCCCAGATCAGGCGTTCGGTGCCGGTCGGCATGAGCTTGCGGTGCTTGGCGGCCAGGCCGGCGCCGGGTTCGAAGAAGAGCGCGGTGCAGTACAGCGTGCTGCCGCCGCGTTCGATCACGCCCACGACCAGACTGGCGCCGGTGCGCTGCGACAGGCCGGCCAGCGCGTCGGTCTCGGGGCCGGGCACGTCGATGGCGTTCTCGTAATAGCGGGCATAGGCTTCGCGGCCTTCGGGCAAGCGGTAGCCCAGGCGGGTGCCGAAGATCTCGCCCTTGGGATAGCCGCCCAGCAACGCTTCCGGCATGACGACGAGCGAGGCGCCGGAGGCGGCGATGTCGCTTTCATAGGACAGGATGTGCTCCAGGGTCCGGGCCTTGCCTTCGGGAGAGGAGCCTATCTGCAGCGCGGCAACGGTTTTCGTGGTCAT